CCGCTACGCCTGCGTCGTCGAGGACGCACTGCTGGCTCAGGCTCGCCAGACCGCAGAGATTGCCTCGCAGTTGCAGACCATTCAGGGTCAGCTGCAGAACTCACATACGGTCATCAATGCCGCCGCTGAGGACAATGCTGCGTATCACACGCTGCTGACGCAGCCGGAACTGCTGGCGAACTACGTCAACGACTTCTTCGGTCCGAACGGTCCTTATCCAACCGAGACGGCCAACGATCGCCTCGCCGCAGAGGTGGCCGCCAATGAGCAGCGCTTCGTGCCTCCTGCGGCCACCTATCAGCGTCCGCAGCTGGACATGCCTGCTCCCGACGTACAGGCCGCCAGTGGTGGCGATGACTTCTGGGCGATGTTCTCCCAGCTGAGCGATCGCAACCCCGCCGCTGCCTGGCAGCTCCTCTCGCAGGCCACTCCCGAGGCACTGCGCAGCAAGGTGCTGGTCTCGGAAGGCTGATCCCCGCCGTTTTCATGCCCCCGCCGTGCGGGGGTACTCCCTATGAACCGATCAACCGTCTTACCTGGCGGGACGCCAGCCTATTTCAATCCTGAATCCCAGGGGCTTGTCGCTGGCCCTACGCAGTTGCAGCTCCATCAGGCCATGCAGCAGCAAGCCGCCAAGGCAGGCGCGCTCGCACCGACTGCCCAAAACCAGGCTATCGCCGGTGCTGCAGGCGCCATGCGGGCTCAGCAGTCGCAGGCCGCGCAAGTCCTGGAAAAGCACAAGGTTGCAGTGCTCGCTTTATCGGGCGGACAGCTACCTGGCTATCAGGGCGTGTTGGCAATGGGTGCACCATCGGCTGACGCGATCGCTGCCGCAATTGGCATGTAGTCGTCAGATTGAATCTCGTTAGATTGGGGCTACTGCGGAAAACGTGAATGCGTTTAGCCGGTAGCCCCGAGGTTTACGATGTCCTGGCTCGGCAGTTCACCAGCCAGGGCATTCCTCGCGGCGCCGCGCAACACCTCGCGGCTGAGGTCGTAGTTGATGGCGACGCCGTCGAAACGCAGACGGACACCTTTTTTGAGCTCTACGAGCTACTGCGGTCTAAGGGTTACAGCGACACAGCGGCTCAGCATGTTGCTGTGGAAATGATGGAAGGCCGCGAACCCATGGCTCGGTCCACACGCCGCTTTGCGGGGATTTATGGCGACACACCCACAGACGCTGGCGGTAGCAGCGTCCTTGATTGAGCGCTTTGAGGGAGTCGAGGAGGAGGCCTATCTCGACCCCATCGGCGTACCAACGATCTGCGCCGGTGTCACGCGATACCCCAGTGGCGATCCGGTGCGGATGGGCGATATCTGCGACGCGCGAGTTTGCCGCACGATGCTTGAGGACCTGCTGAATAAGCAGTACATCCCGGCGCTGGAGACGATCCCGGGCTGGGGCGCGTTCGGAGCCAAGCGCCAGGCGGTACTACTGAGTTTTGCTTGGAATCTGGGCGCCAAGTTTTATGGCGCACTGGGATTTGAAACAATCACGGGCGTGCTGCGGGATGGTGCCAAACGGCCTGAGGTCTATCAGCAGATGGCCCAGGCCCTCGCGCTGTACGTCAAGGCGGGCGGTCGCACGCTGCCGGGGCTAGTGGAGCGCCGCCGCCAGGAAGCGGAACTTTGGAATCAGGAGGACAACGGAATCATGAAATTCATCGCCCAGCGAGACACTCTGCTCAAAAAAGCACCGATCGATGGCCGCTACCTGTCGGAGGCAGGCCGCTATCAGGTCAGCAAAGATGCCGTGCTGGCGGTCAGCCGGGTCGAGGAGATCCCCGCTGACAGTCACGTCTGGTTCACGCTCAATGGCGACGGCGAGCGCTGGGCGGCCTTCATGCCGCACTGGCTCGAGGAGCAAGCTAAACCCGCGCCGCAGAAGCCGGCCAGTGTCAATTGGAGCGACTTCGCGGCCCCGGTGGGCAAGTACATCACCGTGGGCGAGGTGCTGCAGTACGACGCTCGCCGCAAGCCGGCATCCGGCAGCGCCGAGGAGAAGGCGATTCTTGCGGTCTGCAAGGAGTTTGACGCGATCCGGGAAGCCTGGTCGGGCCCTTTGGGTGTGACCAGTGGCTACCGGCCCGAGCCGATCAACTCTCAGGTGGGCGGCGTCACGGGCAGTTACCACGTCAAGGGCATGGCGCTGGACATCTATCCGATTGGCGAATCACTGCAAAAGTTCCACCAGTGGCTGGTGCAGCGTTGGAGCGGCGGCTATGGCGACGGTAGGCCCAAGGGGTTCATCCATATCGATACGCGCAACGGAGGTAAATTCTGCCCCCGCGCAGGCGTTTCTCCTGCAGCGGTTTGGGATTATTGAGCCTCGTTAGACTTGATTGATCGCACCTAGATCGGACTGGCTGACATGGCGGTCATCGACAAAATCAACCGCAAGGGCATCAACAGCAAGCGTGTTGTCACTGGCCCCGCTCAGCTGATTGGCCCGCGATCTGGTGATAACAAGTCGGACTTCTCGACCCTTAGCGGGATTCGCGGCACTGTTGACAAGTATGAGATCAACAATGCGGGCACCGGGACCAGTCTCGGCTCCTACACAATTACGCTGAGCCCCTTCAGTGAAAGCGGTTTTACGGCGAGCCATCGCGAAGTCGGTGACATCGCCGTTATCAAGCAAGCTGGAGGCATCGCAACGCCCAGCGCCGCGCTGACGTGCCTTGGTCGCAAGCGTCCCGCTAATGGACGCTCGTCTGTCGCCCTCGGACCGTTTTCGCTGGCAGCGGGTGATCGACTGTGGGTGGTCGTCGAGCGGTTGGGACACTCCTCAACGAAGTACCAGCTAACCGTTGATCTGGCCTGATCAGCCCTTGCCTTGGCCGCGACGCGCTTTGCGACCGTGGCTGGGCTTGCTGCGTCGACCATTGCCCTGGCGTGTCGTCTTCTCCACGGGCTCTTTGTGGATGACGTTAGTTGGGGACTTCTTCACCTTTGCCATCAGACCAGGCGGATTGCCAGCGCGCCGGCGTTGAACTGAACGGTGTCACCGGCGACGACGTCAACGGCGGTGGTCAGCTGACCGGATGCCAGGAAATTGCCGGCAGTCACGGCATCCCACACTCCGAAGTAAGTGACAGTCGCACCACCAGAGGCGTTGGTAGTGATTTGCACCGAGTTATTGTTGGTCACCTGAAAGCCCCCGCCTGTAGCGGAGCCGACGGTGCTCAAGGTGCTAGTGGCGACAGTCGTGCGGTTGGCGCTACCGGTGACGGTTAGCTGCACGTTATTGGCGGTACCGGCGGTCCCGGGATCGCCATTATGCAGGCTGATGTAGACGTTAGAGAGCGCGGTGGGGAAGGTCGTTCCCTTGATCCAGACCAGAATTTTGTCGGCTAGATACTGAGAAAACGCCATACCCGATTGGGAGCGAATGACACGATTGCATCATTCTAGAAATCAGATTTCCGTGCTCAATAGCCGTAGCCGCCGCCATAGGGCGCCTCGCTGCTCAAGGTGCCTGTGGTGGCATCAGAGCCCCCTGCGGCGCCTGTCACTTTCCACGTCATCTTTAAGCGGCCGTCAAGGAAGAGTCGCCCCACTGCCGCCCCGCGCAAAATAGCCAGTGACAGCGTCGGCACGGCGGTACCCATGACCGCCGAGTTGGCAAGTCGCTTGATTTTGTTCGGGTTCAGAAGGGTTCCCTCGGGCAGGCCGTCACCGCGGGCGGCGCCGGCGATTTTGGCCAGAGGGAAGCGTCCGCTAGGGCTGAAAGCTCCGGATGCCGCGCCACTCAGCAAGGCGTAACGCCCAACGAACACGGAGATGGCGTACTCCAAGCGCTGCCATTGGTTACTGGAGACGGTGATGTAGTACACACCTCCAGGCATCCGCGCAAGGGACTCGTCAGTATCGGTGTTGTGGATATCGTTCTGAAATGCGTAGCCGTCATCGCTGAGCTGCACCTGGCGCCGCTCGCTATCCAGGACGCCAACGCGGATGTATTTGTCGGTCCAGCTACCGGTACCGCGCTTGATCACCCTTAGCTCGAGTTCGCGTGGAAGGGTGACCTTAAAAAAGAGCGTGTTGGCGCCGCCTTCTGCGCCGAGGTCCCCTGAAAGATCCGCAATCAGGATCTCGCCGCTACCAAGATCGCGTGACTTGCTGACAGCGTTGTATTTAACGTAGTACGGACGCAGGAATGAAGGAAGCGTGGAATCGCTGCCGCCGTAGCTCTGGCGCAGGCTGTTCCAGGTATCGGACTGGGCGACGGCCATTAGACCTCGTACAGCAGACATTCAGGAGCTGACGGCTGCTCCTCGCAGAAATCAAGAAACTTGCGGCGCATTGCGGAATCTTCGCAAACAAGCGATTCCCGATGCGTGACGCGTTGCACGTCCGTACCCGTGTCTGTATCAGGCAAGCGCTGATTGTCGCCTTGTTGAGCCATATAATGCCCGCGACGATGCAGCAATGCTAGACGAATCGCGACCAGGCGCCGCCACACGCTGATCAGACGCATGGCGGATCACTTTCCAGCCCAGGGAAACGGCAAAAATCCGGGCTCCTGGTGTGCAGCTGCCCCTGACGCCGTTCTTCTTCGGGGCAATCTCTAGTTTACCGCCTGTGCAAATCTTGACAGCAATCGTCGCCGTTGCAGGTAGTGCAGGTGCGGTGCCGCGCTCTCCTTGAACCGACCGGAATCCATCGGGCCCAGGCGCACACGGCAGGGGGTGCCGTGGTTCCACCACAGCTTGGGCGAGAAGCCGCGATCCCGCAGCCATCCGTCATACAGGGACCACTCCTCGCCGGTGACTGCCCCGCCACTGAAGGCGATCCGGTGACGGCTCCACTTGCCGACATCGCTCCACAACACCGCCAGAACCTGATCGCCCAGCAGGTCCAGCAGTTCAGGAGTCAGTTGGCGCTCGTCTCGCGGACAGAGCAGTTCATAGGCCCGGTACAGCCCCTCGCCATGAATGCGTAGGCGGTGCATGTCATAGAAGCCGTCGGAGGGCACCCGATCCCGGACCCACTCCAGAGGGCCATCGTGTAACTCCTGCAGGCAGCGCAATTGCCAGCTCAGTTCGCCGCGCTCGGTTTCCGGTCGACGGATCTCAAGCCAGGGGCGTTTCCGCGCTCCCTTGAGGCGAAGCGAGCCCTTCACCAAGCTGAAGCTCAGTGCGCGCACTACGAATGGTGCTGACATCCCAGGATTCTTCGGTGAACAGATAACGGCGACTGAGGGGGGCGTAATCCAGCAGGGCGATGCGGATTTTGCGGGCCTCAGCATGCGAAAAGTGCAGGCGGGGGCGGACCCGCTCTGCGAGCACTTCGGAGTGGGCGCCGGTCAGCGTGGCCAGCCACTGCTGCACCAAGGTCGCTTCGTGTTCATCACCGCCGACCCGCGTGAGCTCGACGGAGCCATCGCGGCAAACCCGGGCGCCCTCCGCCCAAAGCCACGCCGCTGCTCGCGCGCCCAGCATCTCCAGCGCCGTCGAAGTGATGCGCCGCTCACCGCCCGGGTAGAGCAGGTTGTAAATCAGCCGCAGCTTGGTGGTCGAGACTCGAAAGCGCAGCACCAGGGTCGAGCGACCATTGGCGCGCGGAGTGGTCTTATAGGGAACAATTTGCGCCTCGGTCGGCAGGAACTGGCGAAATTCAGCGACCTTCTCCTCGAGAAACGCTGACTCCTTGGCGCCTGCTGTCAGGGTCAGTTGCACATACCCCCCGCTGGGACTGCGATATCGGACAAGACTGCCATCAGCCAGCAGTAAACCCAGCAGGCCGCGGACATCTGCGGCGTCCAAAATTGCTCCCTATAAACTAACCCTATAGTAAGCCCATGGAGGCGTTTCGCGCGCCTTCTCGCACCTCGACAATTTGGAGCGTTTCATCCCATGTGGATTGATAACGGCTTATTGCCGGTAAGTCTCTCCGCGAAGGATCCGATAGACAGCTTTATGGTCGCACTTGAACCGAGCCGCGATCGCTCTGTATGAGAGACCGCTTTCTCGCAATCGACGCATGTCCTGGACCTGCTCACTGTTGAAGCGCTGCAAAGATGGCTTGGGCCGGCCTTTGCTGGCGTAACCATTGCGCGCGTACGCGCCTGCAGCCCACGCTCGGCGCAGATTTTCCTGTTTGGTCACAACCTCTAGGTTCTTAAGACGGTTATTCCGCTTATTGCCATCAATATGGTCGACCTGCAAGCTATCTGAGCTGCAGCCCGTTTCATCAAGAGTTAGCCCCAGGAATGTGATGGCCATAAGGACGTGAACATGCATGCGGCGCTTAGAGCAGTCGCAGGGCAGTGACACCCTGCAGTAAGTGCTGGATTGGCTGACCTTTAATTCTGTGACCCCAGCGTCTCCCTGGAGATAGACCCTGGCCGACTCGTCGATCAGGACTCCGGGAAAACCTGGCACTGGAACTGGTTTCATGTTATCGGTCCACTAGCCGAAGATTACCGCATAAGCAATAGAGTTGTCACCTGGTCGGGTAACCGGCCAGTGAGAACCGGGTGAATTCAGGGAAGCCCTAACGTCAAGGCGAGGGTAATCCTGAGCGAAGCCAGTCGAGCGCGACTGGAACGTGCAGAGACTACGTGGTGCAGCACGAACTTGCTGCGTAATACACGATTAGCGCCCGGCACCCAGGAATCTGGGTGAAGAGATAGTCCGATCCCATAAGAAATTGTGGAGTGATTGAACGATTTTCCGAAGCTGCTAGGTGCCGAGCTGTATCGACCCCATCCCTCGTACATCGTTGAGATGGCGGTCGAGCCCGTGGTTGTTCACGATTTCTCTAAGCAACCCGGACAGACAGTTCAGCTTGACCGTTAGATAGCGATGGCGGTCATTAAACCCCGTGAATTGCTGGGACCCCGCCGCGGCGCCCGCCAGGGCGTACACTGGGCAATCAGCAGCCAAGCCGCTCCGAAATGAGCGGAAGGTTCAACGACTACCGCTGTGACTGATCTCCCCCTCTTTACGCTTGCGTCCGTAGCCGGCGACGGGTGTCTGGGCATCCCTAAGGAGCGTCCAAACTCCGTCTACCTGAGTTTTACTCATCTGGCCAGGCAGCGTGAATATCTGGTTTACAAGGTTAACCGGATTAACGAGGAGCTGGGGACTAATGGATCTGTTGGCCCCGCCAGGCCAGTGTTTGACAAGCGCACAAAAACAAGCGCAATGACATGCCAGGCGATGGTGGTCAATCCAGCGCTCAAGGGCCTCTACTCTCTTTTTTATAGAAACGGAGAGAAAAGGTTCTCGAAGGAGGTCTTAGACCTCCTAGGGCTAGAGGCTCTAGCCTTGTTCTGGATGGATGACGGAAACGTAGGGAAGACCACTTCTGCTGTTAACAAAGGGATCCTGAATCTATACCGCCCTTTGGAGGAAGCCCTCCTTGTGCGGGACTGGATTTATTCGTTGACCAATGTTGAAGCAAGACCCTACGAGGACAGGGGTTCGTTTCGACTGAGAATACCGAGCTCATTGATGCCCGGGTTTCTAGCGAGAATACGACCCTATGTCCACTCCTCCATGGAATACAAAGTCACCCTAATGTTCTCGCATTACAACACGAAGAGTAAGCGGGAATACGAGGCGAGCCTGAACATCCCACTTGTGGATGAAGGCGATAAGGCGGCACGAGAGCGGGGCATTCCGGCCTAATAGGCCGAAATGATGAGATAGTCTGACCTTACGGAATGGCAAACCGTAAGAACCTGGAGATAAAGAGCTCCAGGGGTAACAACTGTATCGCTTCTGGGGTGCCCCTGGCACCAAAGATAGCCGTGAGCGGACTGCTGATCAGACCCTCGGCACTGCATCTTCGCGCAGTATTGTTAAGGACAAGGTCCTTGTTTCCCTTAAGGAATATACCGGACCCGCCGATCCTTCCGATACTGCAGCTCCGAGCACCTTCAAGGTTGCTCGCGAGACTCTGCTTACCGCCCAGCGACTTCTGCTGGACTCCGGTAATTTGAATGTCTTCCATCAATCGATTGGAAGTCTAACTCTGCTGGACGATTATCGTCGGTGGCGCGATCGCGTTTTCTCTGACGAACTGTTCAAGGCAGAGGCTAATGGCGCCGCTGACAGCACCAAGGGTGGTTACTATTACCCCCTGAAAAAGTCAAAGGCTGGCTCTGCCCCCTTCCTGACTTACGCTGCCGGCGAATCCGCCAAGTTTGATGTCAAGACCGACCTCCTTGAGGTGGTCAAAGACATGCGGAAGCGAAATGTTCCGACATTCGCTGACGGTTACTACCGTTGCATTGCGGATCCCACCGCAATGATGCACCTGCGCCAGAACGATGCGTTCCGTGAGATCGCTCGTTACGCCGGCAACGGCATGGTTAACCCCATGCAGCCGGAACTGGCACCCAATGCCAACTTCTTCCGTGGCATGGGTCCTGCTTACGGTCAGGCCGGCTTTGTTGCTGGTCAGCCCGTGATGCCTAAGCAAAATTGGGCCTGCGCGGCGCGAGTCGCGTAGCAAACAGGGTGAATTGCTGGAACCCCTCCATCGCACGGGGAATCAGCAGCCAAGCCGGGCCACAGCCCGGAAGGTTCAACGACTAGGTCCCGAGAGGAAACTCAGTAATGGACCCACGAGTGCCCTGCTACTCGCACATTGACAACCAAAGAGTTGTAACGAGTAGGTGAGATAGTCTGACCTCACGGGATGGTAAACCGTGAGAGCTAGGGGATAAAGAGCCCCTAGGATAACATGAGTGAGTGGCTTCCTCTTTGAAGGCGTGCGGTGGTTCGAAAGCACCAACCTCGCTGAGAAGAGCCTGCAGGTGACCATCACCGACGCGTCGATCACCTCGACCGTCACCACTGCTGCTCCGATGCTGTTCTTCGGTCCTCAGGCCGTGGGCGTGGGCATCGGCGGCAACAACGCCCAGATCTTGCTGAACAACAACGACGATTTTAGTCGTTTCATCATCATGATCTGGTCGCTCTTCGCCGGTTTCGAGATCCTGAACAAGGACTTCGTGACCGTCGCGTACTCCTTCGTTTACTGATAGGAGGTAACGAATCATGGCGAAGAAGATCTACCCCGGCAACTACATCGATCGCCCTAGTTCTTACCAGAACCAGTGCGTGGTGTGCCTGCCCGGCCGGGTGTACTACCACATCACTGGCTATGCCCTGGTGGATTCCACTGGCGGTACCGCCTTTGACGTGATCATCCCGTCGCCCGACCTACGTGGCGACGACAAGCCCCGCGCCAACATCACCGGCCTGGTGCTGCCCTCTGGTGCGAACGTGTACATGCTCGGCATTCGCGTGCCGGACATGCGCAAGGATCGCAGCATTGGCACCGCTACCACGGGCCTGGTTGGAACCAATACCAACCGCCTGAAGCTGGCTGATGCCCTGGCCAACGATGACGTCTTGACCACGACGACCCTCTCCACGACCTCTTCGGCTGTGGCGGTGGCAAGTGGCACGATCGCCCCCGTGGCGAACGTCAAGAGCGTTGTCACCCCGGTGACCCTGGCTGGTAGCGAGACCCTGCGGGTTTACGTGACCAACAGCACCGGTACTGCGGCAGGTTCCACCCTGAGCTCGACTCAGACCGGTGGCACCCCGATCCTGGTGGAAGTGGCCTACTACGTCGACGACGTGGTGGCCGAACTGCAGGATCTGCCGCTGCCTTACAACAAGGAGAACTGATCGCCCTTGCGGTGATCGACAGGGTTCTCCCTACAATAAGGGCGTCTGCTTGGTCAGGCGCCCTTTTTTATTGCGTTATGGCGCTGTATCAGAACACGAGGAACGGCCAGATCGTCGAGTTCATTGCTCACCACGACAAGGACTGGGCAATGATCAAGAATTCCGCTGGCGCGATCCAGTACATCGCACTGGCCGACTTGGTGTCCTATGAGCCCGGCAAAGGTCGCACTGGCGAGACGCCTCAGCCGCAGTCGGCCGAGAGTCCGGTGGACGAGGACGCCATTCCAGAAGCCGCGATTCCGGTGGACACCCGCCTGAACATCAATACGGCCTCAGCAGAGGCAATTGCCAAGGCCGTTAAAGGAATCGGCTACAGCACTGCCAAGAAGATTGTTGAGCTGCGCTTGAGCCTCTCGGGCGAGCGCTTCAGCAATCTGGATCAGCTCAAGCGAATCGGCCGCGTCGATTGGGACGAGGTGATCGCAGCTGATCTGATCTACGTCGGCTGAGCTTCTTAGAATCGCCAATAGATCGCGATCCGATAGTTGGAGCTATCCGACTACGACAAGAGCCGGTGCCGCTGGCATCTCGGCATGAATGTCGGGGCTAACCTGCCTGCGGGTGACATCGCTCGTCTGGAGGAAGCCATGGCGCGGATTCCGGACAGCTATTTCTACACCCGGGTGATTGAGCACCTGGATCGCTGTGACAAGGCCTACAAGATCTCACAGATCTTCCGGGTCGAGGACCAGCCGCAACCGAGTCGCATCGAGCGGATCACCGGCGACACGGATCGCGCGATCTATCAGTCGGACCCGCTGAAGGCGGCGAAGGACTACCGGGAGGTCTACCTGCGGGAGGTGGATCTACTAGCTGAGACCCTCTATGTGGCGAACTACCGCCGCGAAGAGGTGCGCCGCTACGCGTTCGAACGCGGCGGCGTGGAATTCATCATGGCCGTCCCGGGGCCAGCCGACACCGCCGTGGGAACCCGAGTCCTGCAGGCAACAGGTTCCATGAATTGGAGGTAAGCCGTGGCCGACGGCAAATGGGTCAATGTCCCCGGTAAAGGGCGTCGCTGGCAGCAGCCCAGCGGTGAGCTGATGCGCGAGCAGCCTGGATGGGGCTTTGTCGGCGCTCAGCTTCAGTCGGGACTGCAGTCGATCGCTAACCCGTTTGGACTGCTGGGGGACCGACCCCGGATGACGAGTGAGCAGATGCGTCGCTCCACATCCGGCGCACCCTTCCTCCCCCCGGCCGCCGCGGCGACCCTCCCGACGGGAGGTGTCTCGAGCGATCCGCGGATCCATAACGCCCCGACCACCGAAGCCGACCTGGCCGCGTTGCGAGAAGGACAGAATGCCGCCATCCGCGCCTATGGGCCTGGCCAGGGTGCTCCAGATCCGCATGTAGCGCCACCTGAGCGTGCCCGCCGGGAGGCGGTGACGGCCATGGCGCAGCAGTACGCGCCGCAGAACTACTGGGAGAGCGAGACCGGCAAGGCTATGGCCACCGCGGCTCAGAGTGGCCCCAAGGCCGGCGAGGCCGGATATGCCCAGCGCGCTGACATTGCAGCCTGGATCGAAGCCAACAAGAACGCCCCGAAAGGCGTCGACGGCAAGAACATCGTCGATCGCTTCCTTGAGAAGCAGCGCGCCCAGGGCCTGCTGGACACCCCTGACGCGCGCAATGGCTTCCAAGGCGAGCGGCTTGTCATGCCAACCGACGCTGAAAGTGCAGCACAGGCCATGCAGCGCGGAGCTGATGGACGCACGATGCTGCAGCAGGCCCAGGAAAACGTGGCGCAGATCCAGGGCGGCGAACGATCTGCTTTGAATCAAAAGATCTGGTCCGCCGCCGCAAACGGCACATTGCCTGAGACGTTCAAGCAGTACAGCACAACGGCGGAAGGGTTCCCGGCTTACGGCGCTGCAGAACAGGCGCGTCTTGATGCCTCGCAGGTGCCGTTGGCCTACAAGGACGGCCCTTCAATGTTTGGCCTGAATTTCGCCCCCCGGCCGGTGGAAGCCCCTCAGGCACGGGCAGAAGCGATGGCAGCAGTCGCCCCGTCTCAGCCCGCTCAAGCGGCCTCAACTGGCACCGGGAACACAATGCAACCAGCAAGTGCTGCCGCATCGCAGGCCGGAGTGGAGCCTCCGCAGAGCGAGGCAGTCGGCAATGCGCCTAATCCCGCCGACGAATTTCTGCGTCAGCGCTTGCAGCAGACGCGCAGTCAGCTTTTGGGTTACTGAGGAGACCGCTCATGAATCTGCCACCCCGGACCAAGCTGCAGCCCGACGGCTGGGCGATGAACCCTCAGAAGAGCCAGCTTGTAGGGGCGTTCCGCGCGCCGACACAGCGGATGCCGAACAACCCAAACAACTTGGACCAGCCGATTCCGTCGCCGCATCCGTATGACGCGGCCTCGCAGGGTCTGGTTGCGATGGTGAATCCGTATGGCGACGGGAGCCTGCAGGTGATGCCACAAGGAGCCCTGCTGACCCGCCCAGCGGACCCGGCAGCTCTGATGGCTGGGATGCCCCCCGCGCCAAACGCCACGGAATACGCGACGCCCGGGTACGGCTTCTTGCCGGAGCAAAGTGCGTTGACTCGAATTGACGGCGCGCAGCAGCAGACGCCGGTGATGCCGCAGCAGCCCATGGGCATGAGCACGGGCGTCGCCATAGGCGGCCCCCAACGCAATGTCCCCAAGCCGGCCTGATGGCAGCGACTAGACTGAGTGCCATGGCACGCGTAACGCGTTAAGGGGGTCTTTTGGCTAGCAGCTCCTCGAACAAGCAGCCGTTACTGATCGATCGACCGTTGCATTCATTTGCGACGATTGGTGGAACGGCTGGCCTGACTAGTGCCACCAACTTCAATACCCCGAGCGGATCAGGGCTGACGCTACTAATTGATTGCAGCGGAAACGACGGCGCCTTTATTGATTCACTGTCGGTTCTGATTACGGAGGCTTCGACGACAACCAGTACGGTCCTCGCCTTCCTGAGTACTGCTGCGACAAATGCATCGATCACAGCGCTGAATTCAGCTTGCGTAGCCAGTGTCGCGATCCCTGGAGGTAGCGCGGCGGGGCAGCGCGTCAACATGACGCTTCCTCCTGTCACGGTGCCTGTGCCAAATCTGGCGTCTCCCGCTGCGACGATGGCAACCTATCCAACGGAGACAGATAAAAAGAATACGGGCCTGTTTGTGCCGTCTGGCGCGCTGATATACGTGGGCGTGACGGCCGCGCTTAGCAGCCCAAGTGCGGCAACG